TTCAGGTTTATATAACTAAGTCTCGGCATACTGTATTTAGTAACATAAATACAACGGAGAAACCACATGGCAACTACTACAAGACAAGAAATTTTTGATTATGTGCATACCTTCTTAGGCGGGGGTATGATTGATGTCGAACTAGATCCTATTCACTACGAAACTGCATTAGATAAAGCATTTAATAGATATAGACAAAGGTCAGACAATAGTGTAGAAGAAGCTTACTTCTTTATGCCCACAGTTGAAGATCAAAATGAGTATACCTTGCCAAAAGAAATTATAGAAGTACGACAAATTTTTAGACGAAGCATAGGGTCGAGAACAGGTGGCGGCGATGGCGGCACTTTATTTGAACCGTTTAATTTAGCGTATACAAACACTTATCTAATGAGTGGCTCCAATTTAGGTGGTTTAGCAACATATAATTTTTTTACACAGTATCAAGAATTAGTCGGACGCATGTTTGGTAGTTTTATAGAATTTAAATGGAATTCAACTACGAAAAAAATAACACTTTTACAAAGGCCCCGCACGCAAGAAAATTTATTATTAATGTGTTATAATTACAGACCGGATGAAGAAATTTTAGCTGATTACTTAGCAAATCAATGGATAAAAGATTATACAGTTGCTAGTTGTAAATATATGCTAGGCGAAGCTAGAGAAAAATTTGCTACTATTGCTGGCCCGCAAGGCGGTACAAGTTTAAACGGTAGTCAGCTAAAGTCCGAAGCTACTGCTGAAATGGAAAAATTAGAGAAAGAAGTTTCTACTGCTGGTGCAGGCGGTGTAGGTTATACATTTACTATAGGTTAATTTAGTTGACTTTTTATATATTTTATATTATATTTAAAGAATGAAATTACTTGTAATCGGTCACGGTAGACACGGCAAAGATACAGTTTGTGACATTTTAAAAATAAATTACGGCTTTAATTTTATTAGTAGCAGTGAATTTTGTGCAAAACTTTTTATTTACGATAAGTTAAAAGAAAAATACAATTATAATAATTATGAACAGTGCTACATTGATAGGCATAACCATCGAGCAGAATGGTATGATTTAATCAGTAATTATAACGAAGATAATGCAGCAAAGTTAGGCACAGAAATTTTTAAAGAATACGATATCTACTGTGGTTTAAGAAATCATAAAGAATTTATAGCAATGAAAGATCAAAAAGTTTTTGATTATGCTCTATGGGTAGACAGATCTAAAATTTTGCCAAAGGAAGAAAACAATAGTATGACTTTAGATATATCCATGGCAGATTACGTCATAGATAATAATAAAGACATAATTTATCTTCGTGAGCAAATTAATGCAGTAATGAACTATATCCTATAAATGACCTTTAATAGCAGCATTTTTTTCTCTTAACTGATAAATATACTTATAACCCATTCAGGAGAGAAAAACATGGCAGGATTAGTATCACCCGGCGTTCAGGTCCAAGTAATAGACGAAAGTTTTTACACCCCAGCTGAACCTGGTACCATTCCAATGATATTTGTTGCTAGTCGCGAAAACAAAGCAAATGCGTCAGCGACTGGTATAGCACAGGGAACAATTTCAGCAAATGCAGGTAAACCTTATTTGATAAGTTCTCAAAGAGAATTAGCTGATTTTTTCGGAGATCCAATTTTCGAAAAAGATGAAAACAATAATATGCTTCACGGTAGTGAACTAAATGAGTACGGTTTGCAAGCTGCATATTCATACTTAGGTATAAGTAACAGAGCATATATTGTTAGAGCTGGCATTGACCTAGATGAATTACAACCAACCGAAGAAGCACCTGATGCTTATCCACCAGCTGGCACTGGATGGTTAGATTTAGCAGATACAGAATGGGGTATTCAAGTATGGGATGGTAGTGATAAAAATGTTGAAGGCGGCCAAACTTTTTCTAACAAAATTCCTCTTACAATTTATAAAACCAAAGATGTAGCTGACTATGATGCTAGCGATTTTACTCCAAAAGGATCAGTAGGAGCTATCGGTTCTTATGCAGTTGTAACATTAACTGATATAGCACGTTATTGGTTTAAAAATACAAGCGGTACATGGGTAGAAATTGGTACTCCGGCTTGGACTGCTAGCTGGCCAACTATAAAGTCTACAATAGCAGCACCAACGCTTACTGGCAATGCAGGAACAATTATTATTAACGGTACTGCAATTGCAGTTCAAAATAGTGATTCTGTTACTACTATTGCTACAAATATAAATTTAGCTGCTATTACTGGACTTACTGCTTCAGCAGTAGACGGTTTTTTAGAAATTTATTCTGATGGTTCTAGCTCGGGTGCAGACGACAGCACTTTAGGTGGTCCTATTGTATTAGCAGGCGACGGTGCAGACGGTGTAACAAAACTTGGACAGCTTGGGTTAGAAGCAGGAACATATTATCCGCCGAGCGTGCAAGTATCAAGACATGTTACAGTTCCAGAATGGAAAACTACTGATACTTACTCACGCCCAACTGGAAGTGTGTGGCTTAAAACATCTAAGCCTAATAAAGGCATGAATGTTGCTTTAAAAACTTGGAATAGTAGCACTTTGTTATGGGACGAAAAAGATGCACTAGCATATAAAAATAACGCTGAAGCATTAAAGGCACTAGACCCAACAGGCGGCGGTATAAATATTACCGCTGGTGTAACATATACTAAGGTTAATGTTGATAACAATACTCCGCCGCTTGTTAACTTTAGAATTTATGAAAGAGTTGGCACTGGTGCAACTTCTATAACAACAGAAGCTATAACTGCTAGTAGCCCAGGAGCAGCAACTTGGTCATTTACTATGTCCGCAACTGAAGAAAATAAAGATGTATTTTCAACTCCTGTTACAGTAAGTGTTACAACAGTAGCAAGCCAAGTTACAAGTGCTGATGCTATTGCAGAAGCAATAAACAGTGCTAATGTGCCTAATGTAAGTGCTGAAGTTACTGATTTATACCAAATTAAAATTAGTCATGCCCTAGGCGGTGACATAAAGTTTGTTGACACTGACGGAGTGTTAACTACTATTGGATTCTTGCCATATAGTGCTACTAATAGTGTAAGTATGCCGTTCCTACAATATGTAGACGGCACAAACAATCTTACTTCGCCAGCGCAATATCAAGCTACTTTATGGCGTCCGATTACATATACAGCAAGTACAACTGCACCATTTGCTATTGCAGAACAAGGTCAGCTTTGGTACAGCAATGTAATTGACGAAGTTGATTTAATGTATCATGATGGATCAACTTGGAGAGGTTATAGAAATATATTCCCTAACACAGACCCTAATGGTCCACAAGTTAGATTTTCGATGCCTGAAACACAGTCAGACGGCACTTCGCCTTTGGTAAGTGGTGATATTTGGATTAGTACTGCTGATTTAGATAATTACCCGTTAATTTATGTGTATGATTCGACTATACTAGGCACTATAGAACAAAAGTGGGGTTCGCCAAGGGATATAACTGACCAAAGCACTGAAGATGGTGTATTATTTGACGATGCAAGATACGGCACAGACGGAGGGTCCACACTCGGTGGTGTAGAAAGAGCACCTAGCGGTACTATTGCAGCACTACTTAACAGTGATTATCTAGATCCCGATGCACCTGATCCAACACTTTATCCAAAAGGTATGCTACTTTGGAATTTACGCAGAAGCGGATTTAATGTAAGAAGATTTGAAAGAAATTATATTAATCTAAACGACGATAATGATAGATATCAAGATGAAGATATGTCAAATTACTATCCGCATCGTTGGGTAACGCATAGTGCAAATAAAGAAAACGGAGCCGGCAATTTTGGTCGTTTTGCACAAAGAAAAGTCATTGTAACAGCTCTACAAGCTGCAATAAACAACAATGAAGATATAAGAGACGAAGAAGTATACGACTTTAACTTGTTAGCAACACCTGGGTATTCTGAACTTAACAATGAAATGATTAGTTTTAACTTCGACCGAAACTTAACCGCATTTATTGTTGCCGATACTCCACTTAGACTATCAAGTGACACCCCTTCTTTACAAGCGTATGCACTCAATACTGCAAATTCACCACAAGATGACGAATTTGGTTTATTAAGTAGAGATGAGTATATGGGAGTATTTTACCCAGCAGGATTTACAAGCGATAATTTCGGTAATGATATTGTAGTACCTTCCAGTCACATGATGCTAAGAACAATGAGTTTAAATGACCAAGTTGCGTTTCCTTGGTTTGCTCCTGCAGGCACAAGACGCGGCGGTATAACAAATGCAAGTTCTACTGGTTTTATAAACAACGAAGGCGAATTTGTTCCGATAACGTTGAATAACGGACAAAGAGATACTCTTTATGAGAATAATATAAATCCTATTACGTTTATTAGTGGCAGCGGATTAGTAGCGTTTGGTCAAAAAACTAGAGCACGTAATGCAAGTGCACTTGATAGAATTAATGTTGCTAGACTTATAATTTATATGAGAAAGCAATTAAAGAAACTTGCAAAGCCTTACTTATTTGAGCCTAATGATAAAATTACAAGAGATGAAATTAAAGCATCAGCTGAAAGTTTGTTATTAGAACTAGTAGGTAATAGAGCATTATATGACTTCTTAGTTGTGTGTGACGAAACAAACAATACTCCAGCAAGAATAGACCGTAATGAGCTTTATCTTGATATTGCAATCGAACCGGTAAAAGCAGTTGAATTTATATACATTCCATTGCGTATTAAAAATACCGGTGAGATTGGTAATCTATAAAAAGGCTAAATATAATTAACAACGAGGAGCATATAATATGGCAGTAGGTACACTAAGCAAAATGACGGTGCCGCTTTCGAACAATCAAAGCGCTAATAACCAAGCGCTTTTGATGCCAAAGTTACAATATCGGTTTAGAATTTTGTTTGTAAATTTTGGAGTAAGTACGCCTACTACAGAATTAACTAAGCAGGTAATTGATGTTACACGACCAACTGTAAACTTTGACGAAATAGAACTACATTCATATAATAGTAGAGTATATTTGGCCGGTAAGCATCAATGGCAAAATATTAGCATTAATTTAAGAGAAGATGTTAATAACAACGTGCAGTTGTTAGTTGGTGAGCAATTACAAAAGCAATTTGATTTTTATGAGCAAGCTAGTGCTGTGTCAGGAATTGACTATAAGTTCCAAACACATATAGAAATCTTAGACGGCGGCAATGGTATTCACGAGCCTGTTGTGTTAGAAACATTTGAACTTGTGGGTTGTTATCTAGCAAGTGCAAATTATAATCAGCTTAACTATGCAACATCAGATGCTATGACTGTAAGTTTAGACGTTAGATACGACAATGCAATACAAACTCCGCAAGGAGCTGGCATTGGAGCTGCTATAGATAGAACTTCAGGTACACTTACAACTGGTGCCGGTGTTTAAAATTAATTAAAAATTTTATAAACTAAGGGGAGTTTTACTCCCCTTTTTTAATGGATAAATATATTATGCCATATAAATTTACACCATATTTACACACAAATCAAAGTTACTACGGTCCTAAGGGAAATTTGTCATCTTGGGAACATGCAAATAGATTGTTTGTTGATAATAATATGGAATTTGCTCCTAAAGTTGCTTTTCTATATCATGTAAGTTTTGTAATTAACCCAGCAGCTAGAAGTTTACTTCCGTCTACTTTTGCAACTAGTGGTTTAGGTGTAAATGAAATAGGTTTACTAGCAAAGACTGCAACGTTACCTAAGTTTCAGCCTCAAGTAGAAACTTTGAATAGATATAATCAAAAGAAGAATATTCAAACAAAAATTGTTTATGACCCTGTAACTATACAATTACACGACGATAAGAAAAGCCTAACAAGTTCTCTATTACAAGCTTACTATAAATACTATTTTGTTGACGGCAACTATAGTGCAAGACCATCTGGTTATAACCCTAATAATACATACAGCAGCGGATTAAGTAGGTACGGTTTAGATGCTAGAATCCCACAAAAACACTTTTTCAAAGAAATACACATTAGTCAACTATCTAGAGGAGTTTATAATAGATACACTTTAGTAAATCCTATTTTAAGCAAATTTGATCACGATGACTTAGACTATAGTGACGGTAACAAAGCGTTAGCTAATACTATTACTATACAGTACGAAGCAGTGTTTACTTCTGCAGGTAAAGTTACAGAAGGATCGCCGGATAGTTTTGGTGAAATAAGATATGATAAAAAGCCGAGTAGCTTAAATACTAATCTATTGCAGACTGATTATGATAACTTAGAATCAGGAAATACATTTGATATTGAAGATGAGAGATATAAAAATAGAACTACAGAAAATAATTTTTTAAATAAGCTAACGCAAGATCATATGAGAAACGTATTTGATAATAGATCGTACGAAGGATATAGACGAAATAATTTTTCCACAACCCAGCCTTTGAAAAATAAATTAGCTAACATAAGCGGAATTCAAAATTTACTTTTTGCAAAAACATCAAATAATTTTTTAGATAACGAAGCAAAACTTAAAAGTAAAACAAATCAAGTAGTAAATAATTCAATTTCTAGATTACAACAAAACCCTGCTTTACTTGAAAGTGCAAGAAAAGTGCTATATAGAAAAGAATTTCAATCTAACGGTAATGCAGGTAGTATTTCTGAAGCAGATGCTGAATATGAATTGAGAAAAAATGATAAAAATTTTATAAGCAATTTAGATAATAAGTTAGGACTTTAAAGATGAAAGTTACAAGTAGTTTACCTGCAACTAATAACAATTCAAATGATAAAAAAGTAAATGAATTTTTTGATTCGTATTTTTCAAAAAAATTATCATTTCCGTCATCGGAAGTAATGGCAATTAGAGGTTTTTTTGAAAAAAGAGGATTTGCAAAAACAGCAGCCGAAGCCGTTAGTTTAGTCCTGTTACAACAAGCAAAGATTGATAATGTTAAAGTTTTTGAATTGTTAGATACAATGAAAAACTTTTCAACAAATCAATTATCTGAATTAGTAGTAGAAATTTTTAATCACAATAGATTGCCTACAAGCACATTGGCTATAAAAAATGAAAATGTATTCTCAAGCATTGAAGATAGAAATATAAAGTTATAATGGCAAACAAGTGGGCAAAAGGAAAATTTATTCCTAAAAATCCAAAAAAATTTATGGGCACAAAAGCTCCTACTTATAGAAGTAGCTGGGAATTTGTTTTTATGAAATTCTGTGACGAAAACCCACATATAACAGAATGGGCTAGTGAGCCTATGCGTATTCCCTACTTGAATCCTGTTAAACAATGTAAAACTACTTATGTTCCAGATTTTTTAATTTCGTATAAAGATAAAACAGGAATAAAAAAAGTACAATTAATAGAAATAAAACCAAAAAAACAAATATTAGGCGAAGCTAAAACGCAACGCGATAAAGTTCAAGCTGTAATTAATGAAGCAAAATGGCGAGCAGCAAAAATGTTTTGTGATCAAAAAGGCATTGAATTTAAAGTGATAACTGAAGATGATATATTTCATCAAGGTGCACGAAAAAAATAATTAGTCAATATTAGAAAGTAAGCCTTAGTACACTACACAAATAAATAGTAGTATATAATAGGATATACTATGACCAAAAAATTAGAAGAGCTTTTTGACCTTCCTGAAAACAAAGAATTCATAGAAGAAGAAAATGATAAGCTTTCAAAAGAAAATCAAGATGAACAATACAAGCGCCGACTTACAAGAGTAGAAGAAGTTGAAGAAATGACATCTACAGTAGATAAAATATCATCCTCATTGCCACGAGTAAGCGGCTTAGGAGCAAAATCAGATCAAGAGTTAGATGACATTGCAGATAAGGCTGTACAAAGTTATAACGACCTTATGGATCTTGGTATGAATGCTGAACTTAGATACAGTGGCAGAATTTTTGAAGTAGCTGGGTCTATGCTGAAAACAGGACTAGATGCAAAAGTAGCAAAAATGGATAAAAAAATTAAAATGATAGATTTGCAACTTAAAAAACAAAAATTAGATCAGTCATCAGGAGAACCTGCTGATACTGTAAATGGCGATGACTTAGTAATTGATAGAAATTCTCTACTTGATTCAATACGTAAAATGGATAAATAGATTTATAGGAGTTTATGATGAGAGCTTTTTCTGATTTTTTGACAGAGTCAACCAAAACTTACAAATTTTTTATAAGAGTAGCAGGCGAAGCACCTGATACCTTAAAAGATGATTTAGAAACCAGTTTAGATAAATTTAAATTGATTAATTTATCTGCGGGCAAAACATCGCCGATACAGTCTAAACCACTTGATTTCCCTCAACTTAAAAACTGCGAAGTAACACACTTTGAAGCAGAAGTACAATATCCAACTACACCACATGTACTAGAAAGATATCTAGTAGACTGCTGTGGTGTAAGTCATAGCCATCTTATTGTTAGAGCCGAAGGTGACCCTATTGAAGAACAACAACCAGATGACATAAACGACGATGCGCCATACGAAGCTATTTTAACTCAAGAAGACATGGCTGGCGAAAGTGCACAAGAGTCTGTAGGTTCTAATAGAGTTATGGAACTTCTTAAAGAATTAGAAAAAGCTAGAGAAGAACGTGATCACGAACCCACTGAAGGCGTAGCAATAGGTTCTTCAGAAGATATAAAACAAACAGAAAATGCTAAAGCTGTGGTCGGGGGATAAAATGAGAAAATATAGAAGTATTCTTAAAGAAGATCCAAATGTAAATATTACAGGCAACATGGTAACGCCTTTTCAAGATTGGCTCAATGCTAATGTCGAAACGCATCGTGAACACTACAGAACATGGAAATCGAAACAAGAAGATGATGGGGATAAAATCGGCCCTAAAGCTTTCACTGGTCCTGAAATGATCACAAAATACTTTTCTGAAAATACAGACAGGTATGAAGAATTTATGAATTGGTACGGAAAAAATAAAAATAAATTCATAAACAAATATAAAGCTAATCTTAAGTTTTTGCCAGACCGATCTAAAAAAGATCCTAACAACCAAAATTATTTCTTTTTGAATTACTTTACTGGAAGTAATGAAGAAATTAAAAAAACATACGATGACTGGTATAACAAAAATTACAACAATACAGACCGCGTACCATCTAATGCAGAAGTAATACATAATTTTTTAAAACAAAATCCAGAGTTTGTCGATCAGTA